GTCAGTTATGACGTCACCGGAGGACGATACCGGAGAACTAAGGTTGCAGCACCAGCGGTAAAAGCCGCAGTGTTGTAACCATAGGAGATAGCTATAGGTAATCCTGTTACAGCATTAACAGGAGACGTACCCATCTGCGCACCGTTAGGAACGATGTCGTAGTCTAGAGCCAATGTAGCTACGGCAATAGCAGCATCAATACCATCATCATCAAGAACAGTATACGTACCATCCCCATCATCCGCCATGAGGCCGATATCCAGCGTAGCGGAACCACCAGAAGTAAAGGCGGTATCCACGAACAGCTGAGACGTCACTGCATCAAGATACGAGTTAGTGGGAATAGTAACTTTCTTGTCGATAACATTAGCAGCTACGGTCCCTTGAGCAGGAACGCTAGTGCCAAGAATCTTAACGCGAACTTCCGACATCGCGCCATACGTGCTGAGCTTTCCACCCAACCTTAAATCAGCTTTGGAGGTGCCGAAGCGAACATCCAAGCCATCGTTGTTAGACCATACAGTCATGTTATATCCTCCTTAACTAAACTTGGTCAGTGTCAGAGAGAACACACACAAGATTCTCTGGACGGAAAAGTTTCACACCATAACGAGCCGTGATAACAAATTCATCACGTTGGTGATCTTTATTTCGTTCAGATTCAACCTGAGGCATCTGACGCCACGCACCGATAAACGGCAATACATCAGATTCAGCGGAGAAGAACATATTTGCTTTACCGGCAGCAGTGGTTACGCTGTTAATTGTTTCATTGGCATCAGCCAAATTATTAGAAACATAAACGTCAAAACCGTATACATTCTTCACAAACCGCATCCCAGTCGCAATACCTTCAGCAATAACACCTTCCCAATGTGGATTATTTGATACACTAGAAAGATTAGTTAATGTATTGAGAGTGTATTCGACAGATGGATCAACAATAGCGATTAAGCTAGTGTCGGGAACGTTTGCCTTCTTTAGTGCGTAACGAGCACGAGCAAAATCCTCAACCTCAATTATTTCATTAGTGCCACCCGCAACAAAGCGGTGATTGGCACCATTGATTGTATTCAAGGCAGAAGCTGTCTGTTCGCTCTCTAAACCAAGCACATCAGATTCTACCTGCTCCATAATCGCACGTTCCTGCTTCGGAACAAACGAAGAAACAAGTTGACTCATATAGAACGAATCCTGCTTGGCTTTATCAGTGATGTAGATACCAGATGCTTTGTATTTATTAATCGTCAGCTGGAATTCACCAGTATCCAGCGGAGCATACGTGATAGCATCATCTTCGATATAGTCTTCCACTTGGGCTTGACCAACCGAAGGAATAGTGAACGTAGTTCCATCAGGAAACTCAGAGAGCCAGTTTACGTACCCAGCAGCCATAAGCTGATCTTCAAGGACCATCTTCAGCTGTGAGGACCAGACTTCTGTCCTAATGAGGAGTTCACTATTGCCAGTGTTCATTGCCATTTTACAATGATCTCCTTATTTAGAGGTAGTTGAAATATTATTATCTCAACTATTTAAGCGTAGAATGCTTCCCCTTTATCAGTGGCATCCTTCATCAACTGTTGCTGAGTCTTAGGGTTCCAGAACTTGCGAGGGTCTGCCTTGCGCTGTTCTTCGTACCACTTGAAGGTACCTTGCTTTGCACCTACAGATATTGGATTAGCATTTAGAGCCTCAGTATTAATACTTCCTGCTTGCACACTTCCTTGCCCCTCTGGTGCTTTGTCAAGCCCCACTGTAGTTAGGAACAATTTAGGACTAGCAGCTGCGATAGATTGGAGGAAGGAAAGACCTACACCCAATTCTGCCGCTTTAGTACTCAACCATTCGGCTCTTTTATCACCGAACCTATCTTCCATAGCCTTGTCAGCCTCGAAGATATTGTTCTGTTCAGTCTCGGCAGTCCTCGTGGTCACGATTGTCTGCTTTACCAACTCTGTGATATCCTGTTCGGACATCTGCGGTGAAGGAGTGGTTACGCCCTCTTGTTGCTGAGTTGATCGTTCTTGTAACAGCTTGTCAACTGTATCTTCTGCGGTTACTCGTTTATCAAGTTCTTCCCGTAAGCCTTTATTCTCGGATTGAAGCTGGTCTACGAACTGGTCGCTTTCGTATTTACCTTTAGCTAGGGCTTCAGTATCTTGAAACTTCTTTCCTTCCCCTACTAGTAATTCACTAAATGTAGGGTTCTCTTGAGCAATCTCGTTTGAATCTTGTGGAGTTGTAGTTATTGTTCCGTCAGGATTGAATGCGGTCTGGTCAGCCATAGTAGGAGGGTCCTTCCTATAAATTAATTACTATCTTATACTACTAGTATATCACAATTGAATACTAAAGTCAAGTAAATAATCCTTTAACTTTCTTTAGAGCACGGTTGTGTCCGTTC